CTGCAACCATTATAGTATGATCATATTCGGGTCGTTCATAGTCTCCTACATAAACCCCATGTATGTTTAAATTCTTTATAATAGAATTATCATACATGTCTTTAACAATAAGTGGCAGTATATATTTAGTTGTGTTATTTAGCATAGGACTCAAATAATTTTTTCGTAACCTTCTGTATGGTAATAATTTTCAGTGTGTTCCCATTCATTATTGTCCGTATGCCATTTAATTTTAGCCATTAATTCTTCAATTTCTTCAAGACCAATGCTTAACGAATGTTCACCAATCTTAAATACACGTACTTCTATAGGGTCTTTTTTACCTATAGCAACTATGTATGTTTCTTTTCTATACCCATCAAAGTCAATATTCATTTCTTTTGGTAGATACCATCTAAGGGCCAGCCAATAAAAAGCTAATTGTCTATAATAATTATAGTCATAATAAGCAGACTCCACAAAATCATATAGGTGAGATGTAGTTTTTAAATCAACTAACTTGATGATCTTATTCTCGTGGTCTATAATGAGTCTATCTATTTTAGATTTACATTCTATACCATTTGGGTATGTCCAGTGAATCTCAAATTCATTTGCAATAAATAATTTATCATTATCACCAAAAGCATCGTGTTCATCATTATAAATTAGTTGTGATGCCAATTTATGAGTTCTTATAGATTCTTCTATATAATTCAAATGCTCCATCTCTTCTTTTGTAACATATATATCATATACATGTTCTTTCTTTATATATGATATATAGTCTTTGTATGTGTCTGCTAATTTATTAGCTTTAGTAAGCACATCTTCATCTTTTTCATTGCCTTTCATGGCATAAGATTCTTTGTATGCTTTTATTAATTTATCATTTTTATTTCCCTTTCTGGCTCTAGCAAATTTTTCGCAGAATTGTTTCTGTTGTTGACTTTTGGGTACTGTATGATCGGCAACCAATATTTTCCAATTATTTTTCTCTAGTACATATTTATGAACTATGTCACCATAATTAAAGAAATTATTACTCTCTTCCTGTAATTCTTGCTCTAACATCTTTTTAAATAAAAGTGGTGATTTTTCAATCCACCCTAAAGATGATGCACTTACAAGTTTAAGGTCATAATATTTATCGTGAGTTCTTTCTTTATTTACCCTCATTATAGTATTTCTCTTTAATAATTCTTATTGTTTCATCTACCTGCTTTTTATTACGAGGCACAAACAATTCATAGTTCATGTTATTAATTACTAGAAATCTTTTAAATAATTTTAGTCGTAGTGGCCAAGCATCATTAGGATTACCTTTTGTCTCTATAATGAAATTGTTATTTCTGTCAACGAAATCTGGTGTATAATAAATACCCCGTATCTTGTTACTAACAGAAACAAACTCTCTTCTATTATCGTGTTTTTTAACCTCATGAGATTCATTGTTAAATATGAAAGGTTCAAATATCAAATATCTGTTTGGCTCGTAATCAACAGGTATGCCTTCTTCTTCCAATCGTTTATAACAGTATACTTCAAGTTTAGACTTGAACTTTATATCATTATATACAACTGGAGTTGCATTTTTAACTTTCTTATTTTTGCTTGGCATTACCTATCATCTCCTTCATTAACAGATTTGCAGCATCATACCCCTTTATAGCAACGTAGTCGCTGATATCTTTAAATCCAAGTTTAGGTGGTATATAAATATAACTTAAATGAAACTGTTTACTCACTTTTGTAGCAAACATCATACCAGCTTTATCGTTGTCAAAGAACAAATAGATTATTTCCCATCGTTCTTTTAGATATTCAATTATCTCTTTAGGTGGGATAATGCCCTCATTAATTGTTGCTATTGCAGTATAGCCCATTTGATAGAGAACCATTACATCTTTTAAACTTTTTGTTATTATTAGAGTTTCTCCACCTCGTTTTGGTAACTGCTCTAGACCAAATAAATCATATTTTGTTAAACTAGTACGCCACTTATTGCTTCTCTGCGACAGCGGTCTATATATTGTATACCTTTTGTATACTCTCATAGCATACATTGGTTCATAGTCAGACCACCTAAATTTACTTGGCATACCATTGATTAAATACGATTCAATAGGCCTCACATTAAACTTATTTAATGTGTCTTTGGTAATATTATATTGCTCCCAATACTTAATAGTTTTAGGGGACCAGTTTTTAGGCTCTATAAGCATGTTTTTCTTGCGTCTAAGCGACGATCTCCTATCAGGTGGTACCTGTATACCACTTTGACCTTTAAATGCCTTAGAAAGCCTTATTTTAGCTCCTTTAAGATTTGTATTATAATACAGTTGTGCAAACTTTATAACATTACCAACTTCCCCAGTAGCAAAATCCTTCCATAATATTCTACCATCATCTGAATGATAGAAAGCAAAGGAAGGATTACCATCTTTTCTAAGCGGTGAATGAATACTTTTACCTATTGGTGGTTTATATCCTAACATATGTTCATAAAGTAGTATGTCAGGTATATAACTTATTTTTTCACCGTTAGGTTTATCGTAGTCATCTTTTTTAAATCGCTTATATTTCATATGGAGAAAATAAATGGGGGCATCAATCGACACCCCCATGATTTTATTTAGAACGGGACTTCATCCTTTGCACTTTCCACTTCCTCTTTCATAGGTTCAGGGTCAGTGGCTCCCGTAGGCGGTGCGAAGGGGTTTTCAGTTTCAGGCGGAGTTTCCAAATTACGTTTAGTAATCCTATCAATAGATGTGATCCTCAACTGAGACTTTTCTTTGGCTACTTCGTCTACACTTTCGATGAAAGGTACATATTTAGGCAAAGAGGTAAAGTCTTTATTACCATAAACAACTTTAATCCTCATCTTTTTACCAACAGTTTCACCATTAAGTAATGCAATAACACCTTCAGCAAATTCTTTGAATGAATTTACTTTTTCAAGCATCTTATTATATTCCTCTTTGGTTCTATATTTGGTAACAATATGACCAATCCTTTTAATCTGGTTATCAATTTTAGACTGCAGATTTTCCGGATTTTTGTCATCTGGTTCATATTCGGTATGACTAAGAGTTGCACCAGTAGTCATATGTTTAAAATCAAACGCCAAATATTCACTACCAGATTTGGTACCTACACCATAACGTACTTCAGTTAATTCTACCGGTTCGTTTATCCCAACGTCAATAAAATTGGTTCCCGATACATCATAATCATCGTACGTTTTACTTCTTTTATAATTACTCATTGCTCTGTTTTAAAATGTTAACAATCCTACTATAGAAATGTGCAAAATTATTCTCCATATATTCTTCGTCTTCTGACTTCAAGAATACAGGTGGAGTTTTTGCAGACGTTTTACCATCAGTATTAAATTCATATATATAGTTACGTTTATTATCTGAATCGAACTTCATATTTGCATATAATACAATGGTAAATTCTTTTTCAATCATTCCCTTCCACTCACTTCCTTTGGTGGCTACACGTTTAAGTGATATGCCTTCCTCTGATTCTACTGTTTCATAATGAGCAGTAGCAACAAAGTGCTTTGGTAACTTCTTTATAAGGAACATTAATTTTCCTATTTCTTTATTATAGAAGTTCCATATTTCAAATCCTGTGTGAGTATCCCTGGCCGTCTTTAACAAGCTCTCTATGTATGCGGATAAAGAATCCAATACTATGAGCTCAACGCCATCTTCTTTTGCAAATTGTATAAGATCATTGTAGGCTTGTGTATAATTATCTGGCTCTGAGTAGTGTTTAAACTTATTAATGAACGGCAAAGGTTTATTTTCCATATTAATATAAGCTACTGTATCTGGATTAAGGTCACGTAACGAATACGTTTTACCCATTCCAGAAGTACCAACTATTAATATTTTATAATGCTGTGCCTTTGCCATTTTTTATTAGGTTAAAATGGGGGACATTAAAGTCCCCCATCGTTAACAAGATTATTCAGTGTACAGATACGGATAATTAGGATTGGTACGATCAATGTATACTCGGGTACTGTTTATACGAAAATATTCTTCTCCGGTTTCATCATCAATCATGATGTCGTACGCACCATTACCAACTTTTACCCAATATTCATAAATGTCAACAGACTTACCATTAAGCGTCTGTTTTTCCCAACCGAGGCGTCTCTTCTTCGTTTTGGGTTTTTTCCTCCTTGTGTTCTCAACCACAATAATTTCACTGAGCGAAAGGTCTTCCCCTTCTTCAATGAGCAGCAGAGCTTCCAGGAGACTTTTGGGTTCAACTTTTTTATCAAACCCAACTACATTAAAGTAGTTTTTTACTGCTTTGGTAACCTTTGCGAACTCGTCGACAAGGTCGTAAAGCGGCAAATGATCGTATTCGGAACCAACCTCACCAAGCTTGCGGTAGTCAATGAGTTTAATTTTTGCACTCCCGTGTTCGGGCGTATCAAAAATAATAACATCACCGGGCTCCATTGTAAGGAGAACGCTAGCTTCAGCCGGCCTAGTAGAATGTTTACGGATCATATCCATCAGTTCACGCAGATAAAGACCATTGGTTTTATCAGTCACAATGATTCCGAATTCGGGATTTTTATTACGTTTTTTAGCGAAAATCATATTCGATATTATTTTTTGTTATAAGGATTAACCTCCTCAATAGAGTTATATTTGAGATTATTAATAAAAGCTAGGATTTTCGGCTCTCCTTCCCTTTGCTTAAGAATATGGAGATATAATCTATTAGTTACTGGCAATTTTTTAGGGCCATATTCCTGTAATCCTAACAGTTCTGGGCGGTGTAAAACCATAACTATATCACTAGCATGAAATAGAGAATCACTTCCAAATATGTCAGATCTACTTGGATAATTTAATAACCTATTGGTTATTCTATCCTTCTCCTCAATTCCTCTGTTCATCTGACTTAATTGAATTATAACAGTTTTACCTTTTTTCTTCGCCTCAATGAAAACACGTTGCAAATTAACAAGTGTCTCCCTTTCTCTTTCACCCTGCTTATTTTTAGTAAGCAGTACATGATCTAATATTACTACTAACCATGCTTTTTCCTTCTCAGCTAACCGTTGAAATTCTTCTATAGTGTTCTTTACTTCATCGACAGTTCCTGGACTATCTACGTAGTAGATGGGGTACTGTTCGATCTGCTTAGCAATATTAGTTAATTCGTTATATTCTTTATCGTTTAAGGATTCACCAGTAATAAATTTAGATGAACTATATAATTCACCAGTTGTCTTTTGGACTTTATTACTGAGTTTCCTAGCAACTTGTCTAGATCCTAACATTTCCCAATTAAAGTCAAGTATTATAATTTTTTCATTAGGATTTAGATCTATTAAATCGCTCTCTAAAGTATTAACGAATGAAGATTTACCAGATCCAGAAATACCGGCAATTGTCATAACAGTATTTGGTTCAATACCTCCTAACAATGCCTTATTGAGTTTATTCCATTTAGTTCTTAATGGTCTGACAATTCCACGACGTCTATTGTCTATATACTCTAGTATTTCTTTCGTTGCATCCTTTATATGTCGTACTTTTAGTTTATTCGACATCTGTACCATACATTTCAATATTTTCTGATGAAGTAGGGCCTACCTTTTCTTCATAATCTTCCCAGGATTTATCACTTATCCATTTGGCAAGGGTTTTCATATATTGCATGGTACCATTCAATTCCCTATCTTTTTTCTCTGCCTCAAGGGCGTTGACGATAGAGTCATGTTTTGAAGGATTAGCCCGGATGACTGTATTATACAACGTATTACAGTAGTCATAATTCTTCCGCAAATATACCTGACGACCGTCAGGCCTGACAACCTTAACAGGGAATCTGTTATATAGATCGAAAAATGGGTCAGTTTTAAATGAGAATTTGTCGCGTAGCGATGCGGATATTGCTACAGTTTGCGGATTAATATTATTGACATTATAATCATTGACAACTACATATCCAAGTTGCGACAGTTTAGTTAGATTGTCTCGCCAACGACTTTCTGTTTTGCTAGATTTTATATATTCGTTGAGTAGAACATAATTATTATCTAGCATCATACGCAGTATAATATACTCATGAGCCGATATTCCTAGCTTTTTAAGTGTGTTTGTATCAACTTCTATAACCATATATCTCACTCCTTTTAGGGCGAGATTTAGGTTTTTCAGATGCGATAAGTCCTACATGTTTTCTCACTCGCTTAAGTATTACTTTGTTTTTCTTAATAGTAATAACCTTACGGAACAAAACACGCTTCATAGGAGTTACTCGTGCAAGTCTTTCAATGGATGTATCATATTTAAATATATCCTTAACGAAACCTGCTAAGACCTTAGGGTCACTTTTTGCCCATAACGGATATTGTTCTTTAACTATATCAGTTGTGAGTCTTATTTCTTTACTTGTTGGTTTATTATTACTTCTCAATTTAAACGCAGGTATTATATGTAGATCAGCAATATTATCTCCAACAATTATTAGTTTTTCCCAGTTACTGAACGGTTCATTAAACTCAAATTCAAAGTTCAACCACTGTTCAGATGAATATTTTAGATGTTCTAAAGTATCTTTAACTTCGTTTGTTACCATAGTGATAGTTGTGGATCTTCGATTTCATTGATTATTTTTCTAACTTGTGCAATATAATATCCATAGTTCACTCTGGATAAATCGTGTATGTTATGAACATCATTTAGTATAGTAACAGAATGTTCAGATTCATACCGTATATCACGCTTAGATGTTTTATCTCTTTTGAACAATGTATTTGCAGTATTAGATACGTAGTACCTAACACTTCTCTGTAACTTTTCTTCATATACAACTCCGTCTTTTACATACATGTGTATGTTTTCAAATTTTTCATCAATCTTATAAGCTGCACAGAAGTCAAGTAGATTATTATGACCAACAATGAACTGCTCTGGTTGAACATTATTAACAAAATATTCATACAGAGCCATTGCAACTATAGGTTTATCATAACCTTTTTCTATATATATTGTTGGGTCAAAATCTCCTTTTGTCTTTACTTTATTGTCTTTCTTAATTGCGATATAATTATTAACATCTTTACGAATATATTTAGCATATTCTGTATATTCTAATACCATACCTGTTTTCTTCTCCCACTCTTTACAAATATAGTTGTACAATGGTCTCTTTTCTTTTGGTACAAGGGTTACTATTCCATCTGTATTTGCAGATATAACTTCAAAACCAGATATTGTTAATGATTCAACTAACATTAATAGGAACAATTGTCCATTTAATGTTATTTTTAAACCTGCTGCTGGATCATATAACCAATGATTTTCATTAAGCATCTTACCAAATACACTGTTTAGGACTATCTTTAAAGCATCGGATATTACCATATCCTTCTTTTGTTTTGCCCTAATTCTTTCTTCCTTAAGTTCTCTATATTTCTTTAAGAACTCTCGATCTAAATGTTGAGGTAATATGTTATACTCTATTATCAAACTTGGATAGTATGAACCAACATCTGCATCAACTATATCAATTTTGTTATCTGCTATAAACTTTTCAGGTGGATCATCGGAGTGTAATCCTCCTATACCTAATTTATAGGATACACCTTTGTACCTTACTTTTTTTGAAAAGAATGGTTGGTCTTTATAGTAGATATGATTATTTAATTCGTTTAATAATTTCTTTAATGGTTCTGTTACAAATCTCACATTTGGTAATATAATGTCACTGTATTTTATATACCGTCTAGGTGTTCTCAATTTCTTAAACTCCTTGACTTGTATACCTGTCGTTTCATTGTAGAACTTTTCTAGTAATCTATTTGCCAGACCACTACGAGATTCTGTATAACCATTTATATTAAACTTCTTAGATATATCATATCTCATTTTAATTTCTGGGAGTAATTTTTCGTAGAGTTTTTTAGTTATTAAAACATCGTTAAGGTTATACTCTAAAACCTTATCAATGTCTTCAAGTTTCACTTTAGAATGTGGATCTATTGGAAGATCTTGAAGTTTATGCCATTTAAGAGATACGCCTACTAACTTTAAAGATTTAAACAATCCACCAACTTTCATTAAGTCGATATCAATGAATTTATTAGTATATGTTTTAGCTCTATCCTCTGTTATTAGTATATTACTAATATTATATATATTATATAATATATTATATATATTATCTATAACCAATGTACTATGGTTATTTAATATATATGCTAGTATATTACTATCATAATAAAAAGAGTTGTATCCAACTAACCAGTGTTTCTCTTTAACTAGAAACTTATATAGTTCTGTTAAATCATTCTTTCTTTCAGATATTTCAAACACATACTTTTCGTTGTTACCAACATCAATAAACGTTGCTGTAAATAGATTTATAAAAACCTCTAAGTCGTATGCTAAAGTCATTCGTTATCTTCTTCTTGCAATTTGGCTATTCTAATATCAATCTCTTTTATCAACATAGTTCTATATTGACCAAGTGATTGAAACGTTGTAGCCAATGCATTGTTAGAAACAAGATCCCTTATTTCATATAAGGGCTGAACTCTTTTATCTTTTTCTTCTTCACTCATCCTCTTATTAAATTTCTAGAAGAATTGTCATCAACTTTATCTTTAAGTTTTTTAAATTTCTTCTTTAAATCTTTTAATTCTTTTTTAATATTAATTAATTCAACTTTAAGTTTCCAAGCCTCATCTTCTCCTGGTTTCCTCAATTTAGGTGGTCGTATCATTTTTTGCGTTTTAAGCGATTTTATACCCAAAGTGGGCCCATACCACTACTTTGTAGAGATCGTTGCTTAGAACGCACGTATGGGCCTCTCAGGGCATGTTTTGGTGGGTATTTGTTACCAGTGTTTTAATAGCCATATAAAAGCTACTAAAGGTAACAGTCCAAGCATTAAAATATACAGTGCTGTTCCAACCCATATACTAAAGCCTGTTATTACTCTTAATGCGTTGTATATAAATTTCATATTATAAATGTTAAAAGTTAAAAGGGGACCTAACAGCTAGCGCACTATATTTGTGCCTGAGTCTTGGGTATTAACCCGCAGGGATTCTGGTTTGCCCCCAGTTTATAGACTTAGTATATCCCTTTATCGTCTTTTATTCTTTCTAATGTTCTTAGATCAATATCCTCAAAATGTATTGGCGTTCTTCCAATTCTATTCGGATCACCAAGAGGATCTTCTATGAACAATAAAGTTTTATCTAAATCAAAGAATGGATAGGTGTTACGAAGAACTCCTTGTATCATTCCTAATTTGAATTTTCCTTTACGACCTTTTACACCGAATTTTTTTGATCTCCTTAATAGATAATAATAACAGAAACCTTTTCGGTCCCTGTTTATTATTTCTATTTTTTTGTGTGAATGGTCTAAGTAACTTGCATATAATATCATTTCCAGTCAGTAAGTATTATTGGATCAATCCTTACTATGCCTCTTTTCTTGTCTTGAATCATGAGACTTTGTTGAGGTGGTTCAGGTTCCAGAGCCTTCCCCATAGCATATGGAGAGTAGCCTATAACTGAACCATTTATTACACCCATAGGAAGATTTATAGATGTATGCCAATGACCGATTGCGTACTTATCAGCAGGTAGTACACGTAACATTCTTTTCATCCAACCCATGAAAGGAATTGTTATACCACCTACACCTCCGCGGTAATTAAAATGATCACCATGACTAAAACACCAAGTTTTGTCATATATTTTTAATACCTGAAATTCAGAGTTGGGTATAATAGTACGAATATTATTATATCCATGTTGCGATAACCACCGCTCAATATTTTTATACATTAACCATTCGTAGGAATTTTTATATCCGGTAGAATATCTTTTCCTTGCGGTTGTTCTACCATGATTTCCTCTAAGCATAGGTACGGTAATAGTTTCAAACTCTCCATACTTACTCAAATAAACTAACCCTTCGATTAATAGTTCTTGAGCAAACATGGTGGCCTCTATTGGCGATAGATAATTATTTTCCACTAATTCTTCGTGAATATAACCGGTTATCATATCCCCTAATATGGCTAAAACAAGATGTTTAATATCAAATCCTCCTTTTCTAGAAGAACGTATCATCCACATCAATCTGGAGAAATAAGATTTCATTCTTTGGGCAGCAATAGATTCGTTGTATTCATTTAATGAATTCACAACTTTTGGATCAATTCTTTCCTCAACATGAGCATCACTTAATAAAGCAATAGCTGTCGTATCAGAATCAATCTGTTCCTTAGGCATACTACCATAAGATATCTTATCGACAGAATCTTTAAGTTGTATGAATGTTGCAATGGCATTTTCCAACTCTAATATCTCCTTAATTTGATCCTTTGCCATCTTTTTGAATTTGGATAGTTCTTTTTCTTTACTGAAAACTCTTTTCAGTAGTTCAAGATTTTTGGTTATATTATCCAGATTATGAATAGCAAACCAATAGTAGGAGGCTTCTCTGTCACTGATGGAAAATCTTTTTGCAATCCATCTCCTACTTAATTTGATTTCGTTTTTCTTTTTCAGAGATAATAATTCTTCCCATATATTAACATTAAATTTTTCCATGCTAATTATATTTGATTAAAAATCAAAGGGTGGCTCACCAACCGATACGCTTTTCCCGGAGACATATATTGTTAGTTTGCACACCCTTTATAAGTTACCCCCGACAGGACTTTAACCTGCAACCTCCTAAGTACAATCTAGGGCTCTGTCATTGAGCTACGGGGGCATATTTGTGGAGCTGACCGAACTTAATCGGTGTACCTCGCGAAGACGCTTAGCGACTCCCCAGGTCAAACTACAGCCCCATATGGATAAAAAAGGGATGATCGAATTTACCAATCATCCCTATATTATAGCCCTGTTTTAAGTCAGTGCCAGTGACTATCTACGTTTAGTATTCTTAATTCCTTTAAACCTCTTTCTTACTGGTCTGGTTCTTTCTTCAACGACAAGTTTAGTTCCTTTGAAAACCCTCCTAATGGTAGTATAAGACCTATCCTTATCTATTCCTACTTTTATACGTTTACCTTTTATATCGGTTTCGTATTTATAGAATTTTATTTTTACTTCTTCGTAGGAATATTGTGGTATGTAATGTCTTACTTGGATTGTTTCCATTTCATCCTTTTCATACTTACGCATCGGAACAACCACGATATTTTTAGAAGATTTCCCCCTTAAAGCATGACGTCCTTCATCACTTCTTCTTTTATATCGGTCTCCTTTGAAGTTTTTAGGTGGAATATGACGCTTAATTTTGAGTTTATTTATAGGCATTACAGTTGCAGATTCAACCTTGTAATGAGGAGGTGCCCAAAAATATTCAATTTCAATGTCATAATCACCAACTTCATAAATATCGGGTTCTTTTTTAACTCGATTGTGATATACAAGTTGTTCCATCCCAAGATAAATAGGATCTTCCTTATAAGAAATAGGGATGTTATTACTAAGTATTATTTCGCCAGAATGTTTGAGTTTTACAGATATTTTCCTAATATAGGAATTGTGATAAATAGCTTTATACTGATCTATGAATCTGTAATTATTCTTATTGACGAATAAAGAAGGATATCTCTCTTTCAATTTACTCACAGCTTCTCCCTTATTTCTAGCTTGAACTCTTGCTATGAAGGGACTTTTTGGTAGGAATTTTTCTCTGTTCTGATGTTCCTTATAATATTTTTCTACAAGGTCTACTATTTTAGGTTCAGATGTGACTTCAAACCAGTAATAGTCATATGGATACTTAGATCTTATATCAATTTGATATAGATTGAGTATGCTATATGTAACATCATTTATTGAGAATTCTGTATCTATTCCTTCTTTTGCTTTTATAGCTTCGTGAGCAAACATGTTAACCAGATAATTCAATTCTTCATGAGATGAAGCTACTGGTTTATAGTATACTTTATAATAATTTTTTACGGTTATAATGATATCATATTCAAATAATTCGGGTAAGAGTTGAGAATCTGCTGTTACTTCCCTCATTAGTACAACATCATCAGTGTGAACCTTAAACATTTCTGCTACCTTATTTCTATCAGAATGTTTATGTGTTACAATAGTATCAAAGGTTTTTGCGGAAGAAGAATTATATTTAGGATTCATCTTGATATTCCACATATATTGCCTTTTTTCATCAGGAATATGTTGTTCTACCAAGAGTTGTTCTGTGTTTCCTTTATATAATCCTTTAAAATGTTTGAAGAGTATAGCTGGTGGTGATTTAGGGCTTGGTTTATCAAGAGATAATATATACCTTATTGATTTATGAAAGGCATCATTACTATCATCAATATCAAACCATTTTCCGTAATCAACAGAGTTATGATGTAGACGATATTGATTTATACCATTTATTAAAACTCTCCTCATTTCGCCTATGCCTATATCAGGATAGACAACGACATTCATATCTTTATAATCAAAGATTATTGGTACGCCATTATCAAGGATCATTTTGAAATTGGAATCATCAATATTATTGATAGTATGTACTTTTTCTTGTTCAATAAGTTTCCTAAGAAAAGGTTTAGAAGATTCATCAACAGCTTGTGAATAAAAATATCCACTGTTCGTTTTTATATATACTTGAGTTAAATTGTCAAGTTCTTGAGATTCAACTTTTGTATATAGTTTGTTGAATAAATACTCCTCTATTTTACCAATACTATCAACATCTTCAGGATATGCATATGGATTTTTAAGGTTGGGATATTTTCTGTGTTTGATATCCATTGTTTCAATGATTAGTCTAGGCTTATATGGTCTCCATTCCCAGATCCATGTGATTGTACCTATCGCACCTACGTAGCCATTAAAACCAATAGCTTTATAGATACTGCAAGAATTATCATATGCTTCTGCAAATGTAGAACCTTCGCCTTTTTTAATATATTTTGAATAGGTGTGTATATGAGGATTCCAGTGTGAAGATGATATGATAACTTTTGTATATATTTTTGATGGAATATCTCCACGTCCATATATAACATAAGTTACCACATCACCTTCTTCTAGGCAACCTTTACACTTCCAAGGTGTCATAGTGCTCAGAAAGTTCTTTTACTTCACTAATTATTTTCTCTTTGAGCTTGAGAAGTTGTTCTTTTCTTGTATTTAAGAAATCCTGATCAGCAATGAAAGGAGAACACCTTTCAAGTTCACTGAGTCGTGCTTCGATTTCTTTAATTTTTGCATCTACTTTAACGGACAGGTTGATCATAGTAGTTGCTTCGAGTGTCATGTTTTTTACTGCACTAAGTTTTTTCTCTTTCATGTTTTAAATTTTATTGATTAAACATTCAATGAATTTTTTAGAATGACAGTTCTTTTGATGATGTCTTCTGCAATGAATTTCATCTCTGTGTTAATTTTGTCAAGAGATTTACGTTCATCGTTACGACTTTCAAGCAAATACTGCCTAATTATTTCTTTGCCTGATAATTCTATAGATAACTCCTGTATCTTAAGTACAAGAGATCTTATGGAACCACCAGTTTTAGCACTTGCCATGTTTTTTGAATTTTTTAATTACCTTTTCTTTCTTCGGTATAGACCTAAAATCTAAATGATCTAAGTTAACATGAAGAGCCTTAACTTTATTCGTCGGACCCTTATACATTAATATGACAAATATTATATACTTGTCACCATGTGTATAATGTTTCCAAACACCACCTATTTTAAGTCTGCGAGCTCCATAAAGTATGTATTGTGTACCATCTAAAAGGATCCCACGCACAACTTTAGAATTTTTAACTTTAAATGTGAACAAGGTTTTTGTACAATTCTTTGTACGAATTAGTTCGAATTTACCTTCTTCATATTTTTCGCCTATTCCTGTCGTTTTTGAATGTATCATTTTAGTACATGTCATAGATGTAACGATCGTCTGTACCGTCTGTACCATGTTTATTCTCCCAAGTGCGTTTAATATCAATGCATTGTATTATCCACCAATATCCACATTCTAGGTGAATAAGTTTAATGTCACCTTTCTTTTTGATTTCATCGACTTTATATTTTCCACCTAGAAAATCACGCATGTTATTTACCCATCCAGGTCCACCATTCTCTTCGTGCATGGCTTTTATAGCAGACTTGGGGAAATGATGACGATCTTTTAAATAAACTTCTTCTCCAACCTTAATATTAAAGGATGTAGAATCAGTTAGTATCATTATGGAATCTCTTTTTTCTTCTTCCATCTCGTATGAGTTTAACAGAAGATAGCACAAGTTGTTCCGGAGATATTGATCTATCCCAGTCCCAATTGTCAAATTGACCGCTGTTTAAATAGATAGATACTAGATTGTATGGTGTTAAAGCAATTCTGTATACTTCATAAGTTGTATCTCCAAAATTGTGAACTTTAACATTTTTATCCCCAACTTTTATTTGGTATTCACGATCTTTATCTGTTACTATTTTCACAGATTGATTGTCAATATCAAAATTTATCCTTACTATTCTCGCTCTTCTTCCCATGTTATTAATTTTAATAAACTTACCAAAGGAAAGGGGGACGCTCATAATGAACACCCCCCTATGATAGTGGAAGCTTGTAGACAAAATTATAGTTTTAATAACTCTGTCATAATGTTTTCTGGCAACGTGACTTTAACTTTGTGTTTTCCATTAAAGTCGCTAAGTCTTCTTTCGATTTCCTTAGCTTTTGCCTTAAGCTTAAATATCTTGTTCCTGAAATGTAGTTTCAAAGGTTTTGAAACGTTACGTTTACCAGACATTCGATAGTAAAAAGACAACGACTTATTGATGCTAGAAAGCTCAAATATGTCGTGATAATTAGTTCTACCATTGAAGAACCCTTTTGTGTATGACATATTCCCTTGTTGAATCGCATATTTAATGGACTCAAGGGCTTCCTGCCAAGTTATTATCTTTTTGACTTCCTTATCGAATTCTTTAGGAGATATTCCTTTCTTTTCATCTGTAGTAATTACTTTATCCTGAAGAGATTCTTCAAGCTCAGTAATTCTTTCTTCACTTTTCTCCTTGAAACGCAATAAAATACTGAGTGTAATCTTCCTTGTGATTGTTTTTAGTTTCATTATTAATTGATTTATGATAGTGCCCAGTAACTAACAGATCATTAGTATGTTTTAAATAAGCCACATAATCGCTTATTTTGTTCTGGCCAACCAACTGTTTAGGATCTATATGGTAAAATCCATATCTTATTTCAAAATGTAAGTGTGGACCTGTTGTTAATCCAGTACTACCATAAGTTGCAATTAATTGTTTAGCATCAACTGTATCTCCTTCTTGTATAAATATCTTAGATAGATGAGCATATTTAGTATTGAAACCGTTTAAATGATCTATGACGATATAATTACCATAGCCATATTTGGAATACCTTACTTTTTTAACTACACCATATCCAGCAGATATTACATTCCTATTTTTAGATACCATGTCAATACCTGTATGAAACATTTCACGATGGAAAATTGGATGCACTCTGTCACCATAATCGCTTGTAATTCTTATAGATTTTACATCCTCTAGCGGTGAAAATACAGGAACGTTCAAATTGAGTTCCTGATTTGTTCTTTCAACATCCTTAATAAGTTTAGATGTCATCCTTGCTTGTTCATTAATTGTTTTAAAACTTTTTGTAGGACTAATATTAATTGACAATGAAAAAGCTAAGAACAAACTCAGGAATCCTTTGAGTAAGTTCATAATTAAAAATTTAG